TACTGGAATGTTGATATAGAATCAAAATGCAATCCAGATCAAATTGTAAATTTGGAGCAAACTCCGTGGCCTTGGGAAGATAATTTTTTCACCGAAATATGTGCGGACAACATTCTTGAACACCTAGGACAGAACCCCAAAGATTTCACAAATATCATGAAAGAAATGTATAGGGTATCGTGTGATCAGGCAGTGTGGACAATTGTTATTCCTCACCACAGAAGTGATCTTCTTTTTGATGATTATACTCATGTTAGAGCACTAACTACTAAAACTTTCAAGATGTTCGACCAACAATATAATGTCGAATCTATCAAAGCACACCTAAGTGATAGTACATTCGGTTTATATCATGATATAGACATTGAAATAGTTAATACTGATTATAAATTCGTGCAATACTGGATAGATTTATATAATGGTGGTATGTTGGGCAAAGCGGAATTTGAGATTAAAATGAACACTCTGTCGAATTTTATCGAAAGTGTGTTTCTTTATGTCAAGGTACATAAACCCGGAAGACATGTTGATTTGCTAAAAACAAATTGATATAAAACATAAATACTCTATCAAGAACAGGAGTATTTCAACAAATGGCAAGCCCGACCACCAGAAGTGAATTTAAAGAATATTGTCTTCGCAATTTAGGTAAACCAGTCATTGAGATTAATGTTGATGACGACCAAGTAGAAGACAGAATCGACGAAGCTCTTAGATACTATTGGGACTATCATTTCGATGGATCAGAAAAAATATATTACAAACATCTGATAGAAGAAAAGAATCATCCCGGAAAAATATCTGATGTGCTCATCAAATCTGGTGGGACGGGGTATGCTAATGGAGAATTGTTAAATTTTGTGTCCGTTCAAGGATACGATGCGCAAGGCTACATAACAACCAATAGTAATGGAACGATTACGTCGGCAACAGTGACCGCCATCGGTGATAATTACATGGCACCACCAAGAGTTGATATTGTGACTACTTCTGGTACTGGTGCATCTTTAATTGCACTGAATGGTGGGTATTTCACAATGCCAGAAAACATTTTGGGTGCAGTAAGAATATTTCCATTGGGCGACCCAATGGCTACCAGTAGTTTGTTTGATATCAGATATCAGATTGCTTTGAATGATTTGTACACACTCACAAGCGTTTCGATGGTCCCATATTACATGACATTCCAACACATTCAGTTCCTTCAAGATTTGTTGGTTGGTCAGCAACCAATCAGATACAACAGACACCAAAATAGATTATATGTTGACATGAATTGGAAAAAGGCCGTTGTGGGACACTATTTGCTTGTAGAAGCATATGAAATTGTTGATCCTGAAGTATACAGTGATGTGTGGAAGGATAGATGGTTACTTCAGTATGCAACAGCACTTATTCAAAGACAGTGGGGAAGAAATCTGACAAAGTTTTCTGGAATGCAATTGCCGGGTGGTGTGACCTTTAATGGTAGAGAGTTATTGGTAGATGCACAGACAGAAATAGATAATCTTGAGGAAGAAATGATTACTTCATATTCTCTTCCTGTTTGTGACATGATTGGCTAACTGTAATGGCAACTAATTTCTATTTTAACAATTTCCAGAATTCACAAGAACAATATCTTATTGAGAGTCTGATAGTAGAGTCTATTAAAATTTATGGTCAGGACATGTTTTATTTGCCAAGAACCTTGGTAAACAGAGACAATCTATATGAAGAATCGACAGTAGTAAAATTTGATTCTGCAATACCATTAGAATTTTATATTAAAAACGTAGAGGGTTTTGCTGGACAGGGTGATTTTCTGTCTAAGTTTAATGTAGAGATAAGAGACCAAGTAACACTGACAGTTTCCAGAAAATCTTTTGCAGATGAAGTGTCTGCTGCTTCAAATCTAATGCGTCCAATGGAAGGCGACCTAATATACTTCCCATTGAATAGAAAGTTGTTTGTGATCAAGTTCGTAGAGCATGAAGCAATATTTTATCAGATGGGGTCTTTACAGATTTATGATTTAAACTGTGAGTTATTTGAATATACCAGTGAAGTATTTAATACTGGTATCGAAGACATAGACCTTAGATTTAGAAATTATTCACATGACGCATACTTCTATTCGATAAAGACAGAAGATGGTTCATATATTATGCAAGAAGACCCGGATGGTATGGATGCTCCGTTGGTCATAGAAGCATATAATGTTGTGGATAAAACTGAACTAGACGATAACGAAGAGATTCAGATAGAATCCGATGATATTATAGATTTCTCTGAAAGAGACCCATTTAGCGAGGGAGGGGTGTACTAATAAAATGATTTCTGTTGATTTGATGTATTATGTGTATTGGACAATATTTTTAATATGTTCAATTTATCTAACTGTTGACTAAGGCGATTTCTGTAATATCAATAAAGAAAAAGGGGGCTTTGAACGCCCCCTTTCTGTTTTTCAAATATTATTATTTGGTCTTTGGATGATTGATTCTAATCACACCATCAGGATCAACTTTGTTGGCAAAATGTCCTGCCTTCTCATTAGTAACACCTTTTAACTTCAGACCAGACACAGAACCCTTTGGTCTGTCGTCCACGTTATCATCCGAATCTCCATCATGAATAGGATAACGCTTTCCAGAAGAAACATCTTCCACATGAGTAGGATGAGGGACATTCTTACCACGATGATATACCATAGCAACCACACCGCCCTTGTCCAAGGTTTTAATAGCATCCTTATCATTGCTTTCTGCATGTCCGGTACCGGTATGTGAAAGGGCAAGTTTATAATTCTTTGGAAGGTCTTTGTGATCGACTCTTGATGCAAGTTTGGTATAATCATAGAACTGAGTCTTGGCATGCTTCTCAAAGAACTTCTTGGGCATCAGATGTTCATATGGAAGATCGGAAGTCACATTACCACGGAATCCTGACTGATATCCGGCCTTGGCAGCTTTCTTTTCGTGCATCCCAAGTTCATGAGACACAAGTCTGGCAGCGTGTTCTGGATGTTCTGTCATGTATTGTGTACGAAGCAACTTGGCCTTGAATGCGGTCTCTGGATATTGTTTATTACCACCAGCAGTAAATCCAAGGCAATTCTTCTTACATTCGGTAGATGCCTTTGGACAGGTATTAAAGGTTCCTAGACCAGCAGAATTGTGTGGTGTCAGGGCAAGGCCGATGGTATGACGACCAGCACCTTTAGAAAGTGTGGTCTTGCCGTTTTCAGAGGTAATATTGGCCTGATTCTTCATGGCATGACCACCACGTTCCACCATGAAATTTCTGAAATGTTTTTGTGCTTCCTTGGCCTTCTGTTTGGTGACGGTAGGATGTTCGTCTTCTGGAAAGGCAGCATGAAAACCTTCCTTCATTCTATGATAAAGATTTCCGGGAGCACGGGCAGCCTGTCCTGCCTTCATGACTTCATCGGAACTCTTGGTAACATTAGCTGCCTTCTTGGGTGTGTCCATGTCTTCTTCCATAATAATATCTTGAAAGTTCAATTCTGACACAAAGCTTTCAAAGAAGGAAGCCTTTCCACCAAAATGTTTGGGATGAAAGGTATCAGAAGAAAGGTGATGAAGAAAATCTTCCAAGTTATTAGGAATTTTCTTATTGGATGTAGAATTGAAATCAGTACGTCCCGCCGCCTTGGCTTCCAGATTGCCGACTTGCCTTCTCCGCGCCTTACCTCTGCATCGATTTGTTGCAAATAATCATTGCCAACATCGTCTGGAATTTCCCATGATACGCCTTTGCCGTTTCTTAGCTGATGCAAAATGTCTTTGATTGCAAGGTTTGAAAAGTAACTCACCATTGTCTTTTTCCCGTCTGATGACATAACCGCCTGATAGCGCGAATACGGCTTGTAAATCGTTCTGCCATCTCGCGTTTTATGCGGGTAACTGTCTCGCTGGTCGCCGCCCAATGCTAGCCATCCATATTTTGCGCAATGCTTGAATACGTCATCCTTTCTGTATCCACAGTCAATTTGAGTTTTTCTAGGTTCTACTTTGTAAGTCTCCTGCAATATCTTAAGCCTTTCCCACGTTTCGATTTGCCCATACCAAAGCAATCTTGATCTGCCATCATGTGACCATGCTCTAATCTCTATCCAGAAATGCGTGCCGACCACCTGCAAAGACAACGCCGAGCGAATGGGCAACAGGGCGCGTGGCACTTTACGAGGGATTGTCACCTAATTACGAATCAAGCGCAGCTCCATGGCTAAGAGAACCGCTGGACGCATTCGCAGACATTGACGCAAAGGAGGTTTGCTTGCTTGCACCTGTAGGCACTGGCAAAACGACAATGATCGAAGCTGCATTTGCGTTTGTCGTTTCCGAAGATGCCGGCGGCACGATGATTGTGGGGCAAACCGATTCCGACATTAAGGATTGGAGCGAAACGAGGATGCAATACACCTTGCGGAACACGAAGGAAACCGCGTCATTACTACCAACGGGAAAGCACCGCCACAAGATGCGCAAGGACGCGATTATTTTCCCGCATATGTCGCTTTTTCTCACGGGCGCGAACATCTCAGGACTTCAAGCGAAGTCGATGCGGCGGGTTTTGTGCGATGAGGTTTGGACATGGGATCAAGGCATGATACGCGAGGCAGAGGGGCGACTTCATGACCGCTGGAATCGGCAGTTTTACCTACTCAGCCAGGGCGGATTTATCGGCGACGATTGGCACAAGAAATGGAGCAACACGGCGCAGCATGAGTTTTGTTTTGAGTGTCCACAGTGCAAAACGTGGCAACCTTGGAAATGGGAAAACGTCACATACGACGAAACGCTATCAGACCGCATCGAGATGGCGCAAACGGCGACGATTAAATGCGGCAACGTCGAATGTGACTACCTCATGCCGGATAAGCCGCAGATACGGCGCGAGCTTGCAACCGCTGGCAAATACATTCGTCAAAAAGACGGTATGCCAGACAGTAAAGGGTATCACTACAACGCGCTTTGTAATTGGCGATTACCTTTGTGGCGCTTGGTCATCGAGCGTTGTAATGCAATGGATGAAGTGGCACGCGGCAATCTTGATTTGTTGCGGCAATTCATTCAGAAGCGCCTCGCAGACTTTTGGAGCGATGAGCAAGAGGATAATCGCACACCGCTAACAGGCGCAGGTTACTCGTTTGCCGATTACGACGACGGGCAAACGTGGGAGTATGAGTTTGTGCGATTTATGACAATTGACCGTCAGAGCGACCACTTCTGGGTAGTCATCCGCGCATGGTCAAGAGATGGAGCAAGTCGATTGCTGTGGTTTGGTAAAGTTGACACATGGGAACGGGTGAAGGTCATTCAAGAGCGAATGAAAGTTGAAAACCGCAAGACGTTTATCGACGTAGGCTTTCAAAAAGATGAGTGCTATAAGCGATGCGCACAATACGGATGGTTTGGGCTACGCGGCGACCAGCGCGACAGTTACCCACACCCGACAAAGAGCGGCAAAACAATCTACAAATCGTATTCGCGCTTTCAACCAGTAACGGCATCAGATGGCAAGAAAACGATGGTTTGTTTCTTCTCGAACTTGGCGCACAAGGACATTCTTTTTCAGCTTAGAAACCAGCGCGGCGTTGCATGGGAAATTCCCGACGACTGTGGCAACGAATACTTGCGCCAAATCGACGCAGAGGTGAGACGCGGCGAGGGTAAGAGTGCAATCTGGAAAAAGCGCCACAATGATAACCATGCGACCGATTGTGAAAGTATGCAAATCGTGTTGGCATCAACACTTGGGCTTATTGGCACGCAGGAAAGCGACAAGGAAACCTCCGAGTGATATTTGACACCGTGACACCATTATGGACGTGTCACCAAAGGAGCTAATTACAGCATATTACGATGCTGCTGCTGATGATCCTACTGTATTGCGGTCACTTATTGATGCGCGAAGCACTCTTATTTCTGCTGGATTAAGCAAGGGAGGGTTAAATAGTCTCCAAAACTCTCAAAAGAACGGTATCAGCTTTACATCACTTGTCTCTTTACCAGAAACTACGAGACTCGTAGTAATTAACCAAGCAATTGCATGGATTAAGCGCGGAATCAGACCGACAAGCCGCACACGGGGAGGATTTCAAAACACAGCAGTATGATCGTAAACCAATGGGGAGAAGCGTATAAATTTGCAAAGGGGGCGCAACGAAATACCGCCGTTCGCCCTTATGAACCAGTGCAAATGAAAGACATCGGCACACTTGTGCCGTCATGGGATAGAAAAACGCTTGTGTCAGCTAGTCGTCGGCTTTACATGAACGAAGGCGTTTTGTTGGGCGCAATCCAGCAAAAGGCGATGTATTCCGTGGGGCGTAGTTGGCAGGCGCAAAGCCAATCAGAAAGCAAAGATTGGAAGAAAGCGGTGGAAGCCAAGATCAATGACGAGTGGTATGGCATTTGCGACATTCGCGGCGGAATACACAATTTCCAAACGAGTCTTTACGCGCTGTCTTGCGCGATTGATCGAGACGGCGAGGCATTTGTTTTGCTTACTCAGACGGGTGACGAATACCCGCGCATACAGCAAGTACCATGTCACCGCGTTTGCAATCCTAACGGTGTTCCTGATGGGAAGCTGGCAGGGGGAGCGTATAAAGGGCTTAAAATCTCAGACGGCATCATTTACAGCAACGGCGCGCCCGTGGCTTATGCGTATTGCAACGAGGACGGCACGCTAGACCGCTATCTTTCAGCCCGTGATGTGATTCACCTTTTCGATACTAGCTTTCAAGAGCAAGGCAGAGGATTGCCAGCAGCAACGCATGCAATCAATGATTTGCGCGATGCTTTGCAATCTCACGAATGGGAACGTCACGCGCAGCTTATGCTTTCAAGCATCGGCTTGATCGAATACAACGAAACAGGACTTCCCGACCCCGAGGATAACGCCAACGTCATTGACGGCGATGGAGATACGTCTTGTGGCGAGCGTGGACTGATTCAAGAGCAATTCGATGGCGGTCAGATTCGCTACTTTGCAAGCAAGAGTGGTGGGAAATTGGAAACAATCAAAAACGACCGCCCTGGCGACATGTGGGAATCGTTTCAGAATCGAATCTATCGCAAGACCTTGGCGGGGATGAACTGGCCATATTCCATGGTATGGCATGCGACTGGACAAGGCACGGCAGAACGTGCCGACCTTGGGCGTGCGCAAAGAGCCGTGGAAGACCGTCAAGACGTTCTGGAATACGCTGCAAAGCGCATGATTGGTTATGCCGTCGCGAAGTTTATCAAGCGCGGAGATTTGGCAGCGGATTCGCAGTGGTATCGCTGGAAATTCAGCTATCCGAAAAAGCTCACGATTGACGACGGCCGTGTTTCCAAAGAACTGATAGAAATGTGGAAAGCGGGATTTCAAAACCCTAACGACATTCTTGGTTATCTTGGCAAGACTCCCGAAGATCATGTCAATGAGCGTATCAATTATTTGATAATGATGAAAACAAAAGTCGCTGAAGCGAACGCATCCGCGCCAGATGGCGTAGAAATCGAAGAGCGCGAAATGGCGATGTTAACACCTAACGAAACAAAGGAGCAAAACAATGCAGAATGAACTTAAAAATCACCTAGCAACACAACGACTTTTTGCTTGCGATGCAGCGCAATTACAGGCGGCAATTTCCGCGTCATTGGATGATGTTGACTTCGATGACTTTTTCAATTTCCGACCAGAGCCGCAAATTATTGACGGGCTAGCGATTATTTCCGTGCAAGGCATGTTGACTGATAACGTGCCGCCTGTTTACGAAAAACTAGGCATCGTGACAAAATACAGCACAGTGCGAAAAGAAATTGAAGGCGCAATCATGGCTGGCGCAACCGCTATTATGCTCAACATTAACAGTGGCGGTGGAAGCGTAAATGGAGCGATTGAACTATCTCGCTTTATCGCATCGCTGAACGTGCCAACGGCGGCAATGGTTCGATCATGCGCATGCTCAGCAGCTTACATGCTGGCAAGTGCTACGAATCGAATTGCCATTTCTGAAACGGCGCAAATCGGAAACATCGGCACGATTATTTCATGGTATGACATGACGGGTTATCTCGCGAAATTTGGCGTTGAACCGAAAGCAATCACCAACGAAGGCGCAACGCTCAAATCAACTTTCCACCTAGAACCAAACGAGGAGCAACTAGCATTCTTGCAAGAATCCGCAAATCAGCACGGCGAAACTTTCCAAAATTTCGTGAGTGAACGCCGCCCAAATCTTGATCCCGAAGTTTTCAAAGCGGGATGGTATTCAGGAGAAAAAGCAATCGCGCTAGGATTGGCAGATGAGATTTTTTGACACCAACAACAAATTGTATGGCTCTTAACTTATTCGCAAACAAGGCAGACCTCGAAGCTGCGCAATCTCAAATTGCATCGCTTCAATCGGATTTGCAAACCGCGCAAGCAGAACTGCAAAGCGAACGTGATGCAAACGCTACTCATGCGCAGACCATTGCTGATTTGCAAGCTAGCGTGACCAACATCACAGCAGAACGCGACACCGCTACGGAGTCAATCAGCGCATTGACAACCGAGCGAGACAATCTCGCGGTGCAACTCACAACCGCGCAAGCATCCGCTGAAACAAGAGCCGCTGAAATCGTGGCAAATAATTTCGGCGCGACCCCGCTTGAAAACGTGGACGACAAGATCGACTCGAAAGTCAAATCTCGCAAAGAATTTAACCAACTATCGCCGCAAGCAAAATCAGAGTTTTGCAAAACAGGCGGCAAAATTGTCTAATCTTTATGGCGCGACCTAAGAAAATTCAAGAGGATGAAACTGATGAACAATCGGAAGATTCCACAAACAATCAACCGCAAAAAGCAAATGAGTTCCCGCTCATCATGTCGATTGCACAACTGCAAAAACTAACAATCGAAGAACAACAACTTTTCCGCACTAAAGGCGGGACAACAACTGAAAACTAACTTTTATGGCTAATACTCTTACCAACCTTATTCCAAATGTTTACGCTGCGCTTGACGTAGTTTCCCGCGAGCTTGTCGGCGCATTGCCCGGCGTGACCCGTGACGCAAAAGCCGACCGTATCGCTACTGGTCAAACCTTGCGCATCCCACAAACTCCAACCAACACGACCAGCACCTACACACCAGCAATGGCAGTGCCTAGTGCCGTGGATCAGACGATTGCAAACGCTTCGTTGACTCTCAGCAAAAACAAATATGCTGCGTTTTCTTGGACGGGTGAAGAAAGCTACGCGATGGATCAAGGCGTTGGCTTCTTAAATCTCGAACAGCAACAAATCGCACAAGCTTTCCGCGTTTTGGTCAACGAAATGGAAAACGATGTTTGTGACGCTCTCGCACAAGGCGCTTCCCGCGCTTATGGCACGGCTGGCACGACTCCATTCGCTTCCACTCTCGCTGACTCCGCGCAAGTTCGCAAGATTCTTGACGACAACGGCGCACCTGTTTCTGGCCGCTCTATGGTTATCAACACATCGGCAGGCGCAGCACTTCGCACACTTGGTCAGTTGACCAAAGCAAACGAGGCTGGCAACACCATGACTTTGCGCGATGGCGAATTGCTAAACATGCACGGCTTCAGTATCCGCGAGTCGGCTCAGATCAACAACGCAACCGCTGGCACTGGCGCAAACTACCTCATCAATGATGCATCAGCAACCGCTGGGGACACTACCGTCACTGTTGACGGTGGCACTGGAACCATCCTTGCTGGCGATATTGTGACCATCGGCAACTTTAAGTATGTGGTTGCAACGGCACTTAGTGGCGGAAGCTTCACTATTAACGCTCCAGGCTTGATGGAAAACGTGGCCGACAACGCAGCAGTGACCGTCAACGCAACCAGCGCACGCAACCTTGCTTTCAGCTCAGACGCCTTGGTTCTTGCAACTCGCTTGCCAATGTTCCCCTCTCAGGGTGACCTTGCTATCGATAACGAAATCATCACCGACCCTCGCACGGGTATCAGCTTTGACCTTCGCGTCTATCCCGGTGACGGTATGGTTCTGTATCGCATCCACGCTCTTTGGGGATGGGTTGCACCAAAACCAGCTCACGCTGCGATTCTGCTTGGCTAACATTTTTCTTGGTGATGTTTCATGGTCAAAGCCTCGCACTGGAAACGGTGCGGGGCTTATTCTTTGACATGACGGCGTTTACATAATGAGCGACTTGGATTCATTCATGCTATCCCACAACGATGAATGCGATACTACTATGGGCGTAGTTTCTATGGTATGCAACGGGCAGACGTTTGATGTAGTGGACAACCTCACAAGCAAATCGCTAGAGGGCGAATTTGGGGGCTTAGAACCGCAAGTGCGCGGCATTGTCACGGCACAACCCGCAAACGTCACCACGCCCCTTGCCATGCTCAACAAACGATGCACGGTGAACGGCACAGCATACCGCGTTTCAATGGTGGACGTTGGCACGGTGGCAATTCATTTTACCCTGATTGACCCGAACGAGAAATGATAAAATTTTACATATCGCCAAAAGCAAGAAAAGAGCTTGCCGACACACTCAAGGCTTTTGCCAAAAAGTCAGAAATAGGAGTCGCCGAAACCATCGCAATTATCGGATCAAATGTGGCGAGGCAACTTGCGATCGGAGTGCAACCAACAGGTATGACGTCAAGCGTTGGCGCGAAATTCAGCGTTGGCATCGCCAAGCAGGTTCAGAAAGCCGCCAGGCACGCGCAATACAAGGGCGATGACGGATCAATTAGCGAGGTTCATACAAAATACAGAAACCGTAGAGGATCTGTAACCGTGTTTCATCCGCCGAAATTTCAGCCCAAAAGCAAAAAGATTCCAAAACCAGAAGTGTCTAGGCAGGTTCGCCAAAAGGTCAAAGAAATGGGCAAGGCAAAAGCGGGATGGATTGCAGCAGGCGAAAGCATTGATTCGCCATTGCTCAAAACTAAGCGCGGGAAATTCCGCAGAATTAAAAGCGTTACATACTGGATCCGCCGACACGTTTCGGGCGACGTTGGCAGCTCACGATTTGTAAAAAGATGGGGGCTGAATTCCAGCGTTTTGCTTACAAACAAAGTGAGTTACGCTTATGCTGAAGGAAGCCCTAACCATAAGCAGGTTAATAAGTCAATCAAGACAGGCTATTACCGCAGCATGAGCGCAATTAAGCGTATGATCAAAAAACTCAAATGACAACACAGGACATTAAAACCGCAATCGTCTCGCTTATCGGCGCAGAAATCCCGCTAATTCCAACCGTGGACGCGGAGCAATTTTCCGCCGTGGATTTGCCTTTTATCGGTGTTACCATGACCAGCGAGCGCATTTCCCACACGCTAGCCAAAGCGTATCGTGGCACGGTGGAAATCAAGCTACGCGCTCACAGTGGTGATGATCTCAGCGTGACAGCACTAAACGAAATCACAAACGATTTGGAGGGGTATCTAAACGCGGATTTCGTCACGGTATTGAATGCCGAACTTGATGGAATTCATGTTGATTACTTCGCGCCAAATGGCGGAATACCGCAATGGGAAAGCGACAGTTTGGAATGCTCTTTTGATTGTGACATAGTATTTCAGGCGACTTGATTTTTTGACACAATCGCCATTGTATATGGCAACTTTACTCGGCGCAACAAATGGAGTGTGGGGAATTCCCGCGCAGCAAACTGGATTCCTGCTAGAAAGCGCGAGCTATTCCTACAAGTGCCAGACCAAGCATGTGATGAACATCACAGGTGACAAGACCGGACGTTCTGACTTTGATGAGGATTGCACAATTTCCTTCGGCGGCAAAATCCCTGCAACGTCGGCTTTTGCTAGCACGATTTCCACGGCTTTAACGCTCATCACCACGCCGACAGACCACTTGATTGGCACAATGACAAGCGGCTTGTCGATCATTGACACCATCGAAACGACTCACGCGTCTGACGATTACCGCAGCGTTTCCGCAACCGCTACCTACTCGCCTACGATTACAGCCTAACAGCTAACAACTAAAAATGAATAAGCCCTTCCAAGGTGTGCGCGGCGATAGTGTCGCGCACTTAGCGCAAGAGATTTCAGACCCGAAATTGGCGGCTACGATTATTGCAATAGACGTTCCCTTGATGCGAGATGCACCTATGCGAACAATCATCGGCGATGGATATTCTAAGCCTCGCGTGATTTGGCAATTTGAAGGGGCATCACCAACAGGTAACACCGCGGGCCTTGTCGCAAAGGCATGGTTTGACGATGATTGGATTGCGAAAAACGCAGGTCACACACTCGCCAAAATCAAGCACGCGTTTTCTGTCATGTTTCAGATGGCGGAGCAATCTAAGGGCGGCGTTGAATACGTCGGCAAATGCACGCACGGCGATACAGTAAGCACGGCAGGAACACCTATTGCGGCAACAATGGTTGCACTTGGTCATCCATGCCTTGGTTACACTGAATACAGCGGTTCGACATGGTGGCACTTTGACCGTGCCGCAGCGGTGGATCTTGATTTGTGGATGGACAAAGAAATTCATCTCAAACTACCAAGCGCGGATTTGTCTTACATCAAAGCGGCATTGCTGAATTGGAAACAGCTATTGCACGACATCAAGACGACGACGCACACGGCAGTTAAGCACAAGGGGCGAACTGCTTACGTTGGCAAGGATGATGACCAGAAAACGATTCTCACACTCGAAAAACTACTATACAGAAAATGAATACACCACCAACAATCCAAGGAAAAGAACTGAGACCATTGAATAAATTCATCTGGAGTCGCCTATGTGAATTTCTCGCGCCCGAAAAAAGCAGGGGCAAGTCATCCAGCTTTATTCTGATATACGGTTACGCGGCACTGGCAATGTCAGACAAGCAAGCAATCGGAAAAGCGATGAGCGATGATGACGCATTCTTTTCAGCGATTGCCGCTTGTAGCATTGACCTAGAAGAATCCGACGAGGACGCAATAGGTCAATATGTTCAAGGCGTGGTCAACCGATGGGAGGCGGCACAGATCGAAACCGAGCAGTCGGGAAAGAATCAGACCGAGGCGACCCACCCGACGATAGAACCTTCCTGATAGACCTTTTTGCTAGTGAGTATGGGTGGACAATCGCACAAATCGACGCGCTACCAATTGACGAAGAAGCGCGATTGTTTCATGCGCTCCTATATCGGAAAGGGGTCAAGTGCTATCGGAAAATTATCACCACAGACTACTTTGAAAAATCGCTTTCCGAACGGATTGCAGATAAGCAAAGCGAAATTGACACCAGCGACTTAGAAGAAGGAATCACATGGCATTTACCGTAGACATTAGAGGCAACGCATCGCACTTGGAAAAGACTCTTGGACTCGCCAAGGGGCGTTTGCTTGACCTTGGCAACGTCGCCACGACGGGAGTTGCTGGACTCGCGGCATTGGGCGCGGCGGGGGCGGCTGGGCTTGGTGCGTTTATCATTTCGAGCAGTCAAGCGGCGAGTAATGTGGAATCCCTCACAATGCAATTTGAGACGCTGCTTGGCGGCGCAGACGCAGCGGGAAAGCGCATGGAAGAAATCACCAAGTTTGCGGCATCCACACCGTTTGAGATCGCGGAGTTGGCAGCGACAAGCAAGCTATTGCAAACCATGGGAGGCAATCTACTTGCCACCGGCGATGGCTTGCGAATGGTGGGCGATGCGGCGGCGATTTCGGGGCAACCATTACAGGAAGTTGGCTTGCACGTCGGGCGATTATTTAACGCCATCACAAGTGGCACAAGCGCGGGTGAATCCGTAGCGCGATTGCAAGAGTTAGGGTTAATGACTGGCACGGTAAAGCGTGAATTTGAAGCATTGGCGGCATCGCAGAAAACAGGCGCAACTGCATCGCTCACGCAAGAGCAAGCACTTGCAAAATTGCGCGAGGTTTTCAAATCCACGGAAGGCGCAATGGCGCGATTAGCGACGACCACTCAGGGAAAGATGTCTGGGCTCGCTGATAATATCTCAACTCTAAAAGTCGCATTTGGCACAGGATTTAATGACGGCTTAAAAGTTGCGCTCGACGCGACTAACACTTTTCTGCCACAGCTTGAAATGAAGTTCAAAAAAGCGGGTGAACTTGTTGGTAGCGCAATTACTGATTCGCTGTCTGGAAATTACGATAAATTTGCAGCAATTGGAGAAGCTGCTGGCAATATATTTGTCGCGGCAATGAAAGCGGGAGTTATTGCGGGGCTTGACAATTTAGGAGAATACCTTGGCGACAAAATCGCAACAATGGCAGAAAAAGCGCCAGGGCTGGGAATGTTGCAGCTTGCTCCTGATTCGTTGCGCCAAAAAGTAGGATCTGAAATCAGAGACTTTACATCAGGCGGAACAAGCTTTCGTGAACAACTTGGAAATTCAATGGAATCATCGGGAGCAAACGCATCCATCAATCAACTGAAAATTCAGCAGCAAATCACCGAAGGCATCAAGACTGGTATCACCACGACCATGAGCAACGAAGTGAAAAAAGGCATCTTAGAAGCATGGGCTAAACAATACAGGGGGGCAACATTCGCAAACTAACATGGCAGCACAAATTTTCGGATTCGACGCAAACGAAATCAAGCCGCAACCAGGGCTAACAATTCGCCGTTCTGAAAATGGCGGTTTTGAAGCAAATCATGAATTTGTGATACGCTTCGTTGACCTTGCGGGAGTAAGCGCAAGTTTTGCAAAGGGGCAATTACTTTCGGGGATTGATCCTGATTTGCCAGAACCATTCAACGCATTCTTGCGCATTGAAAGCGTGGAAATCGTAAGGGCAGAGGGCGACTTGCTCACATTGCGAGTGACAGCCACAGGTGCAGGTTCGGGACAGTTCGAGATTGGCGATCTTGGCGAATCGGCACAACCAACTTACCTACTACAAGGACAACTAATTGATTCGCCATTTAGTATGCACCGCAAATGGCAACCTTTGCCAGATGCTGATAAAAAGCTACTAGGATTGCTGATTGAGGGAACCTACTTTTACAACATCGCAGATGGTGAAATCTTTGACGTTACCGACACTAACACCTTTATCAATTCGCCTGAGCAATTGACAGAACCTGACGCGCATGAGTTTGCAAAGCGCATCCAGCAGGGGCGCACGACTTATCAGAAATCTGTTTACACTTGGACGGAAACAACCGAGGGGGATGACGAACTTACGCCCGACCAAATCAACAGTTTGGGCTTAGTTGTCACCCCGCGCGGAGACCCACCAGAACCAGCGGGGGAGAGAGATTGGATGCTTACAAATGTCTCACAATCACAAGCGGGACAACTTTACCGCACTACCTTGGAATGGACGCTATCCGAAGAGGGTGGACACGATTCATTCCTTTACAGCACAGACGAATAAATATGAAAATTAGAAACGGCGATACACCGATTCAACTGCCTAGCATTGTCAAGACTGGCGACGCTATCACGGCACGATGGGCGAATGGAATTAGAACGGCGATTCAGCGACTACGCGACAGAACGCCCGTGATTGTCGGCGGATCAAAGCGTGGTGCATTACCTCCATTTTATCCTATCATGGACGGGGACGCGGCATTCATCATTTCAGACGGATTTGTCTTGGATTTTGTCGGCGGCGAAACAAATACAGACGCGCTAAAAAAATACTTTCCCACAGGCATCAGCGAAGGAAACGAAATCGGCGGCGAGCGAATCTCAACAGGCATTGCAGATGGTCAGTATATTTACATCAAAGTTACGGTGGACTCATCGGGGACATGCACCGCTTACGAGTTGACCGTTTCAGCCGACGACAAAGACAGTGAGAATCCGACATACGGCGAAGCGTCGGGGGATGGTGTTTTCTGGTTTAAGATTGCGCAGTTCATCGACGATGAATTGATTTTGCACTTGGCGGGAAATCACATCACGATGCGTGCGCGTGGCTACAATTTAGACATGCATGTTTTCCAGTTGTATCTCGACGCGGGTGTTCTCCAAGCTGTGCGAGATTGGTATTTGTGTTGGAGAAACGGCGATTATGTCGGCAAGTTTGACAGCGAGGGAGATTTGCCAGCAGCGATTGGTCAGCTTGACACATCGAATAGCACCTATATCGGAGAAGAACCGCCGCCGCCGTGATTACGCTAATAAACGGACTAGGTAGCAGGGTTAAAAACATTGCGCTTGAGTTGACGAATGACAAGCCGAGTGTCGTGGCATGGACAATCAACAAAGATTGCCCTGTTGGTCATAGAGAGATTTTCCCAAACGGAATCAACGGCATGGAAATCGTTGACGTGCCATGTCGTAAATTAGTGGCGAGCATGGGCAACATTAAAAGGCAAGAATGCAAATTGCCGGAAACCGTCAATCGCGTATTTGCCGCAATGGAATTACCAGCGCAGGAACGGCGCGAGCTTGGAGTGATATTGCGATCGCACTTTTGGAAAACAAAACCGCTCACAGATTACCTTACGGAAATTGAATCAGCAGCAGCGAACACAAGCGGCAAAATCCCGACCTTGTGCGGATCTCGTCGACGCGAAGTCATGGGCATTTTAGGCGAGCGCGGCATAGCGCAAACAACAAGCGAAATGACGCACGATTTTGACAGAAGCGCAGATGAGCAGCGACAATTCCTGATTGAGTGGTGGCGCGTTCTACATTGCGAAACCATACTTTCTAACACCCAGCAGACCACCTTGCTATTCCCGCGCGAATTCATTTTGACACGGTGAATTTGTATAATGGCTATTTCATCGGCAGCAACCACTTACGGCACGACTTTTAGGGGAACTCCTGAATCGGTTTTATCATCTGGCTCGCTTACGGTGGGAGTTGCCGCCACTACGCAATCGTTCGCCACGGCTGACATCGGATACGCGATGACTACACGACTCACCACGGCAGCGACCACGGCAACGCTCGACATACAAAGCGGCGTTTGCACTGGAAGCGCGGCGTATGTCGCAGGAACGGCACAAGTGGAAACTGCAACCGTAGTAGCAGCAGCAGGAGCAACCAGCGCGGGAAATTGCACCATCACTTTTACATCGGCAGCGGTGACAGGTTCACCCGTTTCTGTTGTCGTGCCACTAACCACGGCAAGCAATACCGAAACTCTCGTAACGGCGGCACTTGTCGCGGGAATCGCAGCGAATACCGCCATTGCCGAAAAGTTCACCATCACGCGCTCAGGCTCGACGATCGTAGCCACTCGCCTTGTTGATAGTGACAGCAACTACGTCGCCAACGATGCAACTTTAAATATCGCCATACCTGGCGGATTGGGAATCACGGCAGCGGCAACCAGCGCGAACACCACAAACGGAGTTGCTAGTAGCGGCGTTCAAGTTTTGGACGGAGACGGCAAAGACTTTGAGGGCGTAACGCTTGTATCTATGGCTCGTCTCTACTGCCTAGAAATCAACGTCACCGCTGGAAGCGCATCAGCGACGAACGGAACACAGGTTTTGCCGTTGCCTTGTCGCATTTACAATACCAGTGGCATTACGGGCAGTATGCTCACAGCAGATTTAGTCATCACGGCAGCAAGCGCGGGAACAAACGTGACGATCACGGCAATCGGTAAATCATCGTAATTTTATGGCGGGAATTTTGAACATCTATCTCGAAAGTGATCGGGACTTTGCAGAGGAAATCACACAGTATTCCTCTTATTGCGAGGTGACATGCAGCGGCACGTTATCAGCGTTTACAGGCGCATCATACGTGGCGCAAATCAAGACTGCAAAGAACACCGCTACGGTTACGCTTGCGCTTACAGTGGACACTAGCGGCGCGGCAAGCGGTGTGCTTAATCTCAGCGCAACCGCAACGCAAACGGAGTCGATTGCAACAGGCACATACTATTGGGACTTACTCGAAGTTGACGGCGATGGTCAAAAAAATCAGGTAATGGAAGGCAAGGCAATTTTTAACGGAACCGTAAGCAGAAACGCATAATGAGTGACAGAATTTTAGTTGTAACACGCCAAGGAGTTGATCGAGTTTTTCGGATTAAATCAACTGGTGCTAGAGGCGCAGATGGCACGGCAGGAGCCAACGGCGGCTCGACAACCGCATGGAACTACAAAGCCAAAACAAGCGCGACTAGCGGCTATCCCGGCAACGGATACCTACTTTGGAACAACGCCACGCAGCTAAGTGCTACTA